CTATGGAACGGTATTAACAATGCTAAAGACTGGATACTAGGTAAGAATAAAGGCTTCGGTAAATCAATATTAAATGGAATTAAATCATTTTTCGGAATACATTCACCTTCTACAGTATTTAAGGATCAAGTAGGTAAAAACTTAGCACTAGGACTAGGTGAAGGTTTCGAGGACGAAATGGCAAACGTAACAAATGAGATGCAGAACGCAATACCTACAAGTTTCGATACAGACGTAAACGTAGGAAGTAATAATATAGCATCAGGAAGTAGCAATTATTATAGTATGGTAGATGCATTTAAGGAAGCACTAAGCGAAATGAAAATAGAACTAGACGACGAAGTAGCAGGACGCTTCGTAGAAACTACCGTTACAAACGCAATATATAACTAGGAGGTGGTAAAATGAGAGATTATATAATATTAAACGGAGTAAACTCTAATACAATTACAGGACTATTAATATCGAAGCTACCACCTATTACAAAACCTAAGCAAAGGACAACAGTAGAGGAGATAGACGGTAGAGACGGAGATATAGTAACTAAGCTAGGATACTCAGCATACGACAAAGAAATAGAAATAGGCTTATATGGAGACTTTGATATAGACGACGTTATGACTTTCTTTAATGGAGAAGGAACGGTAACTTTTTCGAATGAAGAAGACAAGTATTATAACTATCAAATACTAGATCAGATAGACTACGAAAAATTAATCAGATTTAAAACAGCTAAAGTAAAAATGCACGTGCAACCATTCAAATACTCAGCAGTAGAAGGTACACGTACATTTACAATAACTAACGAAGAAGAAATAACAATAAATAATAGTGGTAACTATGTATCTAAGCCAGTAGTAACAATAAACGGTACAGGAACGATAAACTTAGAAGTAAACGGATATGAAGTATTAGTAATTAATCTAGGAGACAGTGCAAATACAGTCACAATAGATACGGCTAATATGGAAGCATATAATCAAAACACAGGCGAACTAATGAATAGGGACGTAACAGGAGACTACGATAACTTATATCTAAACGCAGGGAGCAATACGATATCGTGGACAGGAACTATAACACAGATCCAGATAACAAACTATTCTAGGTGGCTATAAAGGAGGTAATAAAATGAATAATAATAACTTATTTATGGTACGAGGAGATACGCTAAGATTTAGTATAGAAATAGAAGGACTAGATACAGACCTAACAGGAGCGTATTTCTCTTGTAAAAAAAATAAAGACGATACTACGTATATATTTCAAAAGGCTTTAGGAGATGGAATAACTAAAACAGAAGAAACAGAAACAAGTAAAACTTATGAAATAGTAGTAGCTCCAGAAGATACAAATAACGTAGAAGACGGCAATTATTTTTATGATTTACAAATACAAGTAGACGACGATATATTTACACCACTTCTAGCAATTTTAAAGATAGAAAAAGATATAACAGTACCTGTAATACCTTCGGTATAGAAAGGAGGTAAAAAATGAATTGTAAATACAAAGTTAAAATAAAACGTATCCAGTATAACTATAGAGTACAAATGGCACAGCTACAGGGAAAATATAAGTTTAATATTTTCTGTACTGGAGGAAATAAAGAATTAGAGGAAAAAGTAAATACATTATACGAAGCGTGGCCTAGAGTATCAGGAACAGGAGAAACAATAACCTTAGACAACACAATAGCAGGTAAAATGCTAGTAGATTTAAAGGGAAATACAAGTCAAGAAGGAACACCAACACCTGAAAGTCCACAAGATATACACGTTGTAAGTGGAGATAATAGTATAGAAGTATGTGGGAAGAATATATTTAATCTAGCAAATTATACTATACAAGGTTGGGACTGCTATATTGAAAACCCTATGAAAACAGAAGGAAGTTATGTTGTAAGTTGTGTAAATGACTATCCTGTTGCAAATAAAGGAGTAGCACTAGGTTTTACAAACACAATAGGAAGTTTAGATAATGGGTACTTTTGTGGTTATGTTTTAGGTGCAAGTTCTAAATCAGTAGTACATATAACAACACAAGTACAAGCAAATTCTAAATATCTTATGATAAGGTCAAGTGAAAAAACAAATATAGATAGACTTAACTCAATGAAAATTATGCTAGAAAAAGGCAACCAAGCAACAACCTATGAAGAATATAAGAGTGCAAGTTACCCTATTAGTTTAGGAGATAAAGAACTATGTAAAATAGGAGATTACCAAGATAGCATAGTAAAAGATAGTGGTAAATGGTACTTAAATAAACAAATAGGTAAGGTTGTTTTAAATGGTAGTGAGAATTGGACACAGTCAGGACAAGCAACAAATACATATAGATTTGCTTTATCACAAACATTATTACAAAGTAATATTGAAGGTTATTGCAATACAAATAATTTTGTAACATCAGGAGTATCAGCAGATACTCAATTAATCGGTATAAGTGGTGGAACAATTTATTATAGAATTAGTAAAAGTTTGCTTACTGCTTTAGATGTAACACAATTTAAAAACTGGTTAGCAAGTAACAATTCTATTGTTTATGCACCGTTAATAACCCCAACATACGAAACCATAACAGATACTACTTTATTAAGTCAATTAGAAACAGTAAAAAGAAGTTACTCAGGACAAACTAATATATCACAAACTAACGACGATAAGCCATTTATACTAACAGCAAAGGCATTAAAAGATTTATCAAATCTTTAGGAGGTAAAATATGATTAAACTATTTGACGCTACAGACAAGATATATACTTCAAATGGTAATAAAATTATTCTACCTACAAAAGCAAAAGTACATAAAGAAGATAACGGAGACTTCTATATTAACGTAGAAGCTCCGCTTTCTTATATTGACGACTTAGTACCTAATAGTATTCTAGTAGCTAATACACCACAGGGAGACCAGCCTTTTAGGATAACAAACGTAGAGAATACCAGAACGAAGATAAAAGTAAAAGCATATCACGTATTCTACGATAGCGAAAACTATTTAATTCAGGATAGCTACGTAGTAGATAAAAACTGTAATGATGCACTAGACCATTTAAACAATTCTACAGATAATACAAGTCCTTTTACTACGATATCAGATATAACTAAGATAGCAAGTTATAGATGCGTAAGAAAAAGCCTATATGAAGCCATACAGGTACTACTAGAACGCTACGGAGGGCATTTAACTAGGGATAACTGGACTATAGGCATTAGATCAAGCATAGGACAGGATAACGGAGTTACGATCAGATACGGAAAGAACTTGAAAGATATCAAAGCTACGTATAACTGGGATAACGTCTGTACTAAATTGCTTCCAGTAGGAAAAGACGGACTTTTACTTAACGCAACAGATCCGACAGCATCAGTATATTTACAAAGTACTACACAGTACGAAATACCATATACAAAAACAGTATCATTCGACCAGAGTAATATAGTAGAAGACGACTATAAGGACGAAGAAACAGGAGAACTAGACGAAGACGCTTATAAGCAGGCACTAGTAAACGATCTGGCAGAGCAGGGACAGAACTACCTAGCTATTAATTCTATACCAGTAGTAAATTACACACTATCCGCAAACGTGGAGAAAGTATCAGATATAGGGGATACTATCGAAGTAGTAGACGAGAAGCTAGGAATAAATATAACTACTAATATTATTAGTTTCGAATACGACTGTATTTTAGATAAATACACACAAATAGAGTTCGGAAACTTTACACCTACTTTATCTGGGCTAATGAATAATATTTCAAGTCAAACACAGCAACAGATAGACGAAAGCACAGCCACACTACAAATAACGCTAGGACAGGAGCTAGAAGACGCTACAGGGCAGATCTGGAACGCTTTAGGTAATTCATATGTAATTTATGAAGGAGACAAGATCTTAGTAGTAGACAGTCTTCCAAAAGAAACAGCAACAAATGTAATAATGATAAACAATGGAGGTATAGGCTTTTCAAACTCAGGAATTAACGGAACTTTTAATAGTGCATGGACGATAGATAACGTGTTAAACATGGAACAAATTAACGTAATTAATTTAACAGCAGATTTAATCAAAGGTGGAACGTTAAAACTAGGAAGCAACCTTAACCAAAACGGGCAGATAGAAGTTTACGACGAAGCCAATACATTAATAGCAGAGTTGAATAAATCAGGCTT